TTTTATTCGATGAAAATGCTATACATATCCGACATATTTAGTCCTGTTTCTCATAGAGAGGAGCAGGACGAGTATGCTGATTTAAAAATTGATATATTAAAGAGAGGAATGAAGAATCCAATTATTCTTATTCCAAACACTTTTGAAAATTATAATCTAGCAATTAGACAGGTTAACCCAACCTATATTAAACCTTTTAGTATGGGTTATAAATATATTTGTATGTATGGAAATCAAAGATTACATATTTATAGAAGGGTACTAGCAGCAAGTTATATACCTTCTGTTGTTACTGAAAATGTTGAGTGGTCACATGCTCTACATCTGGAGTTGAAAAATAATTCTTGACAACATATAAAACTTTTAGTATAATATACATATGAAAAATATACAAGAACAAACAAACTATCCACCAGACTGCACAGCACAAATGTGGAACGCAGAAACCAAATCATTTGAAAAATGGTATATTGGAGATTGTGAGTTCTGCGGCGAAGCTGTAGATAGAAAGACTGGTGAATGTAGAAAATACAAGTGCTGGACATAGCATGAATCTATTTTACCTAGATGAAGATATGGATAAGTGTGCTGAATACCATGTGGACAAACACATAGTAAAGATGCCACTTGAAGCTGCACAGCTTTTGTGCACAGCTATCTGGGTAGACCATGTACTTGGATTTGTACCTCGTGCGTTGAATAAAGAAGAAACTAAAGCACTCAATGACGAGAAAGCAAAAATTAAAGATTTACCAATGGAGGAACGACCTTTGACTCCGTACTTGCCAATGATGTACAATCATCCTTGCACGATATGGACTAGGTCTAGCCTCGATAATTTTGAGTGGACGCATTGCTATGCAAATGCACTCAATGATGAATACCATTATCGTTATGGTAAACAACATAAGTCGGTAGTAGAAGTAATAAACAAACTGCCCGAGCCAAAGAATATGCCTCGTTTGGGGCAAACACCTTTTGGTATGGCAATGCCAGATGAGTTGAAAGACGAAAATGATGTTGTGGGCAGTTATCGACTTTACTATCACACAGACAAGGCAACATTTGCCTCATGGTCATATCGTGACAAGCCGTACTGGTGGGACGAAGGTCTCGCATGGTATGATAAAAGGATTACAGCAAAATGAAGTATGTAGTTGATGGAAAAGAAATTGTTTTACCAGACAACATGGAACAAAGTGAAGTACTAAAAACAATACAAAAAAGAATGGAAAATCTTAATTTAAAGAGACCATTAGTAATTAGAAGAAAAGATGGAAACAATTCCATAATTTTAAACGGAGTAAGGATGCATGGCAAAAGACATTAATCAATTATTTGGAGTTACCAAAGAGCCAATACAGACTATTAATCAGAGAGAAATGATTAGACAAAATCTAAATGCTCAAAGAGAAAAGATTGAAACTGAAATTGCTTTATTGCAAGGACAACTTGATGCTAAAAAAGAATATCTAGCAAAGATAGATGGTGGCATAGATGTGCTTGATGAACTTGGCAAATGATAATAGTAGAAGATAACTTTTTTGAAAATGCTGATGAAGTCAGAGAAATGGCTTTGTCACGCTTATTCTTTTGGGGAAATATTAAGAGAAATGCTTTTCCAGGTATGCGTACACTTTATCAAAAGGAAGACCAAGTATTTAGAGTAAACATTAAAAATCGTTTAGAAAAAATACTTAACAGAGATATTTGGGCAACATCTACTACTTCAGGTAGTATGTGTTTTACTATTGGGTTTGAACATAATGAAAAAACAAATTGGATTCACCAAGATGTATCAGGTCAAACTCAAAAGAAAGAAATACAAACAGGGGGAGAGGCGTATGCAGGATTAATTTACCTTACTCCAAATCCACCAGCTAACTCAGGAACAGAACTAATTATGTTTCCAGACCCTATCGGGTTAAAAGCAAAAGAGATAGTTCAAGTTCCCCAAGATGGTGGAAGACCTCATGTGCAAGTAGAAAATGTGTACAATAGATTAATTTTATACCCTGCACGATATTGGCACAGACCAATGGTAAGTGGGTTTGGCACAAACAAGAAAAATGCCAGACTTATAATGAATCTATTTTTAATATTAGCAAAATGAGTTATAAAGACAACAACAAGTTTAACGAAGAAGAAGCACTAACAATGCTCAAAGACTATATTGCTTCCACTTATGGAAAGCATTACAGCATGAATAAAATACAATCAACTGAGTTCATTTTCGACTCTGGACATGGTGATGGGTTTTGCTTAGGAAATATCATAAAGTATGCCCAAAGATTCGGTAAAAAGAACGGAAGAAACACAGATGATTTATTAAAGATTTTACATTACGGAATTATTTTACTAGGGGTAGAAATTGAGAATAAAGAAACACGAAAACCTAACCAAAGCGAATATAGCTAAGGTAATAGAATTACTTGAAGGTGACAAGCCCATAACAAAGAAAGAGGCTTGTGCCATATTGAACATAACCTATAATACAACTAGGTTAAATAACATTATAGCAGAACACAAAGAGGATATCGAGAGAACTGCTAGAATGAAAGCCGTACTAAGAGGTAAACCTGCAACTGAACAAGATGTCAAGTTTGTTGTAAGTGGTTATCTTAGTGGAGAAAATGTATCTGACATTGCACAAAGAATGTATCGTTCACCAGCATTTGTCAAGAGCATTATCGAAAGAATAGGAGTTCCAATGAAACTCCCAGATAGCGATTGGGAAGGCATACGCTCTGCTATGTTACCAGAACAATGTGTAGCAGAATCTTTCGAACCAGGAGAAATGGTGTGGGCAATACGAAAAAACTCAGTTGCTAAAATAGTAAAAGAAATTAATATTAAACACCAACAAGAAAACGCAGGGTATGCAGGTTATCATGACCCTAGCAAATTAGTAAACTACGAAGAAAAATACGGTGCTAAGATGTATCACATTCATGTGATAGAAAAGGGAGACTTTAGCAAAACTTATTTTCCTCATATCGAATACGGAGTTAGAAACTCCATGCAACTCGCCTATGATTTAGGGAGTTTGAGGCATTTAGAAAAATATGGAGTCGACTTATTCAATATTTAACATTATAGTTGGATTTTGGATTGCTACATGGCTTATGTTATTTATAAAAACATATGTACCATCTATGAAAACTATAGGAGCAATTAATCCACACACCATTGTCTATAAATACAAATACTTTGGAGGTTTAGTTTATGCAGTACTTTTACTACCTGCTACACCTTTTCTTATAGGTATTGTATTAGATGACCAAAAGAAAGAAAGATTTTTGCAATCTTTTACAAAAAGTTTATTAGGAGAAACTAAATGAGCAACTATAGAGAACGCATTATAAAGGCGTTAAAAATGCACTTTGAAGCGCATATAGAAAAACATAAAGTTAATATAGAAGTACTACTCGGTAGTCATGTTGGAGTTGCAGAACACCCCGACATAATGGAAACTATTGAAAAAGAACTATCACAGGTAGCTCACTACCAAGACTTATTAGACAATTTGGAGAAACACATTGCATAATATTTCTGAATGTGCAAAGAAATTAGTTGCACTACTAAACGCAGTCGAAAGACTAGATATAAAGAAAACCGAACTGCCTTTTCTATTAGATGATGCGAAAGAATTGGCAAGAGAACTTAAAAATGAAAGACAATTTTTGGATACAATCAAATAAAGGACAAGTTGGAGTAGTAAGAAACCCATTTGAAAGAGTAGTTACACTATACTTTCATGGATTAGACTATATCGGACTTGACAACTGGGTAGAAACCCATAAACCAGAATTACAAGTTAACTTATACAAAGATTGTAATTTTATTATAAGGCTAGAACATTGGGAACGGGATTTAGCAGAACTTGATATAGAAGTGAAAGATACATCAGAATTGGAGCGTGCCTTTTATTCAGACCAGTGGAGACGTTGGTATACAATGAGAACTCGTACTCATATTACTGAGCTATATCATCAAGACCTTAAGACCTTCGGGTATAGCTATTAAAAAATAGTTCTTGACTCACGGTTAAACTTCTATTATAATATATTTATATTAATGGAAAGAAGTCAATGAGTGATAGATTTTATATGCAAATGCTAGATGCTACTGGATGGGCTCCAGGGTATAGAAATACATCTACTCGTGACCAATTTGAAAACTTATTTGGAAAAATTAGGAGAAAAAGAATGGCTTGGACAGATGAAGCTAAAGCTCAAGCAGTAGAGATGTATACTGACGAAGACCCAACTCCAGAAAACAGCATGGAGATTGTTAAAATGATTGCAGAAGAATTAGGCGAGAGCCCAAATGGTGTTCGCATGATTTTAACAAAAGCTGGTGTATATGTAAAGAAAACACCTGCTGTTAAATCTTCTGGTGGTGGAACAGGCGGAGGCAGAGTCAATGTTGCCGCAGCACAAGAAGAACTTACAAATGCAATTAGTGACATGGGCGAAGAAGCTGATGCCGCTATTATTGGTAAGCTAACAGGGAAAGCTGCCAAGTATTTTGCTGACTTAATTAACAAACTTAACGATTAATTACCCCTGAAACTGTGGGCAGTCCTCGGACTGTCCGCACTTTTTTACATCTAACAGAAAGACCTTGCAAGACGATACCATTATTGGACGGTAATAGATATTAACCTACCAACAAGGAACGCATGAAAAAAGACGATTTTGTTAAGAGAGTAAGTGATGCAGGAGATGCAATAGTAACTTACAGAAGTCAAAATAGTCGCAGACTAAAATACAATGTTTGCACTATGGACTTTGATAATAAATATATTCAGTCAAAAAGAAACCGAGCAAAACCAAGTAGAACACAAGTTTTACTCTTTTGCTGGGATACTGATTCGTATAGACTACTGCAACCTGAGAATGTAACTTCTATCGTTCCTTTAGCAAGGATACTTAAAAATGATAGAATTACATAACGCTCCCGCAGTTTACGAAAAGTGTATTCACTATAACGAAGAAAAACATGAAAAAGTATTCGTAATGGTAAACTCTTTTCGTGATGTAGAGTATTTACATATCCGTAAATATTACCAAGATTTTGATGAAGAATGGAAACCCACCCGGGACGGTATAGCTTTGCCTATTGATTTTGATAATACCAGAGAACTTTTTGATGCATTAGTTGAGATTCTCTCACTTTCAGAAGTTAAAAATGTATTAGAAACTCATTTTAAAGAAGCAATCGACCGTATCTACCACGTATAACTTAATCTAAAAATAATTCTTGACTTTTCAGTCAAACTTTAGTATAATATACATATGAATAAAACAGAATACCTAGAGTTGTGTAATCAAAAGTACGCCGAGGGCAATCCTATATTGCCTGATGATGTGTACGATAGACTTGTAGAAAATACTGAACTTGAAAATAAAGTTGGGTACGATTCTACTGAAGAAAGATTCCAACATCCCTTCCCAATGTATTCATTACAAAAAGTCTTTGTCGGAGAAGATAAAGAACCAGATTGGGATTCCAAACAATCACATATTATGACTGCCAAGTTGGACGGCGCAGCTGTGTCTATTACATACATAGAGGGCAAACTAACACAGGCGTTAACTCGTGGCGATGGTAAAGCAGGGCTAGATATTACTGATAAGATTAAGACCTTAGTGCCAAATGAAATATGGAGTAAAGGACTGAAACAGATTACTGGAGAAGTTGTTGCCCCTAAGAAAATACCAAACGCTAGAAATTATGCAAGTGGTGCTTTGAATCTAAAGGACTTAAAAGAGTTTGAATCTCGTGATTTAACTTTTATTGCATATGGAATCCAACCAGCAATATGTGCTGAGTGGACTGAAGATATGAGTATGCTAAAAGACATGGGATTCTTAACTGTCACACTTAGTGATTACAGCCAGTTTCCTCAGGACGGTAAAGTTGTAAGGGTCGACTCTAATAGATATTTTGAATCGTTAGGCCACACTTCACACCACCCTAGAGGAGCCTTCGCTCTAAAGACTAGACAAGCAGGAGTAGTTACTCGACTCTTAGACGTTGAATGGAATGTCGGGAAGTCAGGTGCTGTTTCACCAGTTGCAATCTTAGAGCCGTGTGTGATAGGAGAAGCCACAGTTAGTAGAGCAACTCTACATAATATTGGCTATATAGAAGCGTTAAAGCTAGAAATAGGCTGTATGGTAGAAGTAATAAGGAGTGGGGAAATAATTCCTCGCATAGTTAGAAAAATATGAAGTATGCCAAAGAAGAACTTGAAAAAAGTAAAAGGATATATAAAAGTGCTACACCCAAACAGACTGTTGATTGGTATGTTAAGTGGGTTGCTTCTATTATCATTGTTGCAGCTATGGTTATTAGGTCAGCCGACATATCAAACACTCTTGACACTTTATTATCGTTCGTTGGGTGTTTAGGTTGGCTATTCGTAGCTTTTATATGGAAGGACAGAGCATTAATTGTTCTGAATACTGTTGCGTGTTTTATTCTTCTTACTGGACTACTTACCAAATTATTTGGTGTGTAAGTGGCAGGGGGTATATACAATGAAACTTATTTTAAGAACTATCCCGAAGAAAAAGAAAGGGAAGGAGTTCTTTATGGTATCGTTTTAGTTAATAGAAAGACATGGGAAAGAGAAACAATAAAAGTGGGCATAGCGAAAGGTCGCAACTGGAAAGATGTAATCAAAAGGTCGAAAGGTTTTACAAACTACGACCTGAGAATACAGAGAACATGGCACGGCAGTCTTTACGATTGCTGGAGATGGGAGCAGAAGTTGCATCAACAGTTCCAACAGGACAGACATCAGACTGCTCACAAGTTCGGAGGACACACGGAGTGCTTTCGTATAGATTCGACCATTCTGAACAGTTTTCC